AAATATTTGATAATTAGAAAGACTAAGTTTTAAATTAATGTCTAAATAAATTCTAATTTTATTTAAAATAACTCTTAATTCATCTTTATTAGACCCTAAAATAACTAAATCATCACAATAAAGAAACAAATGTTTAATTTTTAGTTCTTCTTTTAAATAATGAAGTAAACTGTTAGAATAAATATTTCCAAATAATTGACTAGTATAATTTCCTAAAGGAATTCCTAATTTATTTGAATCTATAATTCCATATAATAATTGTAATACATTTTCATCTTTAATTTTATTATTAATAAAATCTTTTAAAATCTCATGATTAATTAAAGGAAAATATTTTTTAATATCTAATTTCAAACAATACTTAGTTTCTTCCCTATTTTTTAAAGCTTTATTAAGATTATTCAAACATTTGTGAATACCTCTATTCTTTAAACAACTATAAGTATCTTTAGTAAAAGACTTTATAAATATATCACCAATAATATTAATAATTGCATGATGCACAATTCTGTCTGGATAATAAGGTAATTCTGATATAATTCTTACTTTCTTTTCAAACAAACTAAATATATTATATTCAGAAGTTATAAATTCTTTATTAACTAATAAATGGTGTAAATGAATTAATTTATTTTCACTATCTAAATCAAATTCTTTTACACCACTTTGTTTACTTTTTCCTCTTCTAGCTTTCTTTTCAGCTAATATAAGATTATCTATTGAACATATTTTATTAAATAAATAACCTTCTCTTTTCATAAAATTATTTTATTCTTTTTTACTTATTATTAACATCTTTTTCAATAATTTACCAAAGCTGTTTTAAGTTTTATTTATTTTTTGGCTATAGCCACAGTTGTACAATATGATATAATAAGCGAAGACTAATAGACTCATTCAAATTATAGTTCCAATTATTGAATTCAACAACTCTCTCACTAGAATTAGAAAAGCAAATTATTGTACCAACTTTAATATTATTAATTAGCTTTCATTCCCCAATAATCTTCCCAAATTGATTGAAAATTATTATAAGAAGATTTAGATAATTCATTAGTTTTATAGTAAAGACCAACAGACCCACACAAACAATAGCGCCAAGTACAGAACTCAACAACCCCCCCATCAGAATCAGAAAAGCTTAAATAAGGTAAATATTTATAAATATTACTATTTTTCCAATCTAATATTACACCTTCATTATAAACTTGAGCTATTTTAGAAAGAATATTACAAGCATTTATATATCTTTCATGTTTGTCTTTTGTATTCTTTTTAAAAATATATAACTCATCTTCATCAATATTTAAATATTCACAAAGAGTTTCTATATCAAAAACTTTATCTGTAATTAATTTAGGTTTAAAGAAATCTTTACCAAAATTTTCTTCTAATAGACACTTAAAAGATTGATCTGCATTTTTATATAATTCAAGTGCTTTTTCATCACTTAGTTTTAATGTTTTCATATTTTTAAATAATTTAATCATAATTTTATTGATTCATAAATTAATATTTTTTACCATTAACAATTAATTGGTTATTAACATAAACTAGCGGTTGAACATGAAACATACCATCTTTATCTAGATGAACTAATGTACATGAATTAGTCCAGCTTAATTTCATAGCTCTAGTAGCAAATCCAAATATTGGTGCATCTATATCACCTCCAAAACCCATATTAAATCCCCCAACTTTACCTTCTGTATAAACTTGATACCTATGTGTATGAAAATATAAATTAGATTTTCTATAAGTATCTATAGTTTTCTTTGCTGTATGCACATTAAGAAATTCACCATGATTAATATCTAAATGAACACCTAAACTAATAGCATCATTTTTCCAATCAGTATATACATTATAACCTCTTTCTCTAAGTTTTAAACCTATTTCTGGAGATTGCAAAGCACTTCCCAATTTAGAATTATCAATATCTTTCATATATCTCAAATATCTATCCTCATGATTACCATATATATAATCCTTAGTTCCTTTAATATTTAAATCATCTAAAGTATCTAAGAACTTATTAGCTTCTGAATATTCCCAATCTAAAGTTACTCCTTTTATTGGTTTTTTACCTTTATCATGAGAACTAAGAGAATTTAAATCAATTATATCACCTGCTAAAATAATACCATATAAGTCAACTTCTTTTTTAAGAAAATTTAATACACTATCAAACATTAATTTATTTTGCCAAGGAGCATGAATACAACCACTTACAAAATAAGTTCCTGATTGATTTCTTTGTTTAGACACATTAGTTTTAAAAGCTACATCTTTTGGATGATATTCAATTCCAAATTTCTTAATATTATCTAAAATAACTAATTCATTAGATTTACTAAAATTATCTATTATTACTTTATCACTAAATTTATTATCTTTTCTAGCTTCTTTTAAAGCTATTTCATGATCTTTTAAAGATCCATATAAATCAGATATTTCACAAAGTTTATCTGCTGATTTCTTTAAATATCCAGGTTTAGAAATTAACCAATCATAAATTAATTTTTGTTTTTTTGTTAATTTCATTATTTAAATTTTAGTGTTTTTCTTTCTCCTTTTAAATAATCAACTAACATTTTATTATTTCCATTATTTTGATTAGTTTTATTATAAATAAAAACTTCTATTGGACTAAAATATCTATTTCTTTCTTCTAATTTTGGCTTTCCATTAATTCTATTATTTTTTAGAATATCTTCTTTTTCTTCATCATATACATAAACTCTAGAAGCACATTTAACAACTAAAGTACTAGCCCTATTATTAAAACAATCACCAGTAATTTGTCCATAAATACATTTTTCCTTATCATTTGAATCTAAATTTTCAAAATTCAAATTATTTAATTCTTTCTTTTTAGCATATTTTAATAAATTAGTTGCTTCTTCTTTAACTAATTTTTGCATTAATAATTTTCTTTCTTTTGACATTTTATTAAAATTTTATATTTCTGATTTTATTTATCAAATCCTTTCTATTTCTTTCTAATTCATTAACTATTAACATAGAATTACAAGCCAAAGCATAATAATGAGAATAATCTTGTGTATCATCAGATAATTCACCTTTAAGAATAGCAATTAAATGTCTTATAAGAGCTTGATTCATTTCAGGAATATTAACACCTTTATCTCTCCATCCAAACACATCATATTTACCATTTTTCTTATTCAATGCCATTCTTTTAGCCATTCCTTCTATAAATTCCCAGTCTATTTCATAAAATAATTTTCCTACACTATCTTTAGTTGGTTTATCATCAATAAATTCTTCATCATTTATACAATCACTAGAATGATAAAATAAATCATTATTTAAATCTCTAGCTAATTCCCCATTAAGGGAATCAACTCTAGTTTTAATTGGAAAATCATAATCTTTATACCAAGCATCTTCATCTGAACATTTTACTACTTGTATTTTCATAGTTTTTATATTTTTCTTTAATTTTTTGAATATTTCTAAATATAATATTTATATATAAATTACTTTTTTCTGCTATTTCCCTTTGAGAATATCCTTCTAAAAGATAATTTAATATCAAAGTTTCTCTTTCAGTTAATTCTTTCTTAAAAACATCAATTTCATCAAAATATTCATTTTCTATATAACATTTATAATGATCTGGAAGAATTTCTTCTTCCTCATTATCATCATCAAAAATAACTAATGATTTTTTAAACATTGTATATTGAGCATTTTTTCTTGTAATATCAAATAGTTGATAATAATTTGTCTTTAAACATGAATTTAAAAACATTTTAAAATGATCTTCATCTTTCATTTTATCTACACCATATCTATGAAAATCTAAATATGTTTGTTGAATTAAATCATCTACTAATAAATCTACATCTTTTAAAATAGTAGATCTTGAAAGTAATCTAAGACCAAATGCTTTTAAATTACTTCTTTGTTTTTCAAAATCTTCTAATTTAATTTCCATAAATTATTTTGCTTCTTTATCTATTGTTATATCTTTTATTTTTTGTATAAGTTCATCATCACTCATATCTTCAAAACTACCTCCCATTAACTCTTTAACAGCTTTACAAAATGTCATAGATTTCTTATTCCAGATGTAATCTAATTTTCTAAGTGTCACACCAATTGCATCTTGTTTTGTCATAGTTCATCTATATATTTAAATTCTTCTTTTTCTAGATTTGGTGCATCTAACACCTCTTCAATCAATTCTATATTTTGTTCCAATTCATCTGCTATCATCCTCCTTGTACTTTCTAATGGATAAATAGCATCATATATAGAAACTTTTGGTAAATTAAACTTATTTAATCCTGTGTTTCTATAACTTTTATATTCTTCAATTAATACTTTCTTATAATTCTCACTAAACTTTGAATACTTTCCTTTAACAAATAATTCAAAATCCTTTTTAAACTTTAATGGAACATCAAAAAATAATACAACTTCTTTATCATCATCACTATATTCACAATCAATATATTCACTTATATTTGATATTCTATATATATCTTCTTTTAATGGTTCATAATCAAAATTATCAAATATTAATACTATTTGAGGAAATCCAATTTGTAAGAAATTAACATCAATTAAGTAATCAATTTCTCTTTCTTTATTTATATGCAATAATTTAATTCCAAGCATTGGAAGTAAGAATAATCTACTCTTATTCTTATAATCATCACCACTCTTCAATATTCTCCTCTTTGACATTATTATCAATATATTGTGCTCTATTATATTCAATAGGAGCTTTAATTTCTAAATTTTCATATTTGTCTAGTATTTTAATACATTTATAATTTCTATAAAACTCTTCTATTGCTATAGATTCATCTTTATAAAAATCTATATATTCATTAAATGTTCTAGTTCTACACAAATCATTATCATGAGTTATTTTCCAAGTAAGACCAGTTCCTAAAAAAATCTTTTTAGCATAAACTTCACCTTTACCTTTTAATCCAGAAATCCCATTATGAGTTCCTGTAATCATACTAGACCAGAATTTATAATTTGCTTGTTCCTTAGAAGTTATAATCCATTCAAATTTCTTATAATTGAAATGACTTCCTTCTAATCCTTCTAATATATCACTATCACAAGCACAAATAAAACTAGATGGTATATTATTACTATAAATTAAACATAAATCATCAGCTTCCAAATCATGATTAAAAATAGCTTGATATTTATCTATTAAATATTCTCTACATTCTTCAAAATATAGAGGTTTATCACTTTTTCTATTTCCTTTATAATCAGATTTTATTTCATATCTAAAGTTTTTACCTAAAGTTAGAAATAATAAAAAGTGTGTAGCTTCTGTAGTAAATATTATTTTATATATATAATTATCTAAAGATGCTTTACATTCTTCTAATGTTTTAGGAATTGTATCCTTTTTATTATACAAATTTATGTATAATAATGAATCTGAATCAATTAAAGCAATCTTATTTGAGTTCATAATTTTCCTCTAATAATTTAATTAATTTTTCAGCTTTTTTCCTTCTTTTAGTTAAAAATGTACCTAAATCCTTCATTCCAGTTGAATATTCTGAAGGATATGAATTTGTATACATTTTTAAAACTAAATGAGCTTCTTTTAATACACTCGTTGGCACTTTATACATTATTTCTAGCTTCTTTTAATTGTTTTCTTTCTTCTTGACTTTTAATATTATGACAAGGATCACACAACATCTGATAACCATCAACTTCACAAAATAATCTCTTACAAAATTCTGGTAAATCTTCAAATGAATTTAAACTACCAGCACCAATAATATGATCACATTTTATTTCTTTGTCAGGAAACCAATTTTCACATTTAGCACACTGTACTTCCCATTTAAGACGTTTATTAGATGACTGATTTGGTCTTCTAGCATTTTTTCTACATTCTTGAGCAGGCAACCAAAATCTAGATTTGGCCCTCAATGCAGCCCTCAAGAAAGAAAAAAAACTTGATGTTGTCATCGTACCATTATTAAATGGTTTTTCAACTATTTTCTTTTCTTTTTTAACTTTAATTTTCTTTTGTTTCACTATTTTAATCTTCCAAACCATTCTTTTGTATTAAATATTTATTCCATTCATATTCATTACCAATATTAATTTCAAACTCAATACCAAACCAACAAAAAGAAAACTCTGGAATTGAAATAATTACTTGAAAATCATTATCATAATCCAATAAATTTATATTAATACTAGGTATAAAGTTTATACATTTATTAAAAATTAAACTAAAATGTAATTTATATCTCTTCATTATTTATATTTTTTAATTTGATCTGTCCAGAATTTTAAATAAGTAAAATATTTAAATTGAAGTTTATTAACATCAATTATATTATTTATTAAAATTGCTTGTGTACCAGATACATTATTTTTTAATAAACTTATTGGATTTTGTAAATTTACTTCTCTTTCTAATATACTATCATCTGTAAGAAATATTGATATATTCATAGTTTCCAATTTAGTAATTACATCACTATTATCATTAACTATAAATATATTATCTGTATTTAATCCTGTTTCAACTACTATATCATTAATAAGACCTTGATCTGTATTACTCGTAATAATATAAATATCACTACCATCAACATCTAATACTATTTCTTTAATTAAATCTCTAAATACTTGAAAACTCCACATTTCTGTTGTAGGAGAAAATGCTATTTGTAATTTATTATTGTTCATTTTAATTTATTTTCTATCATTTTTTTTGTTTCTTCTATTCCAAATTTCTTAGTGTAGTCTGAAATATCTTTCTCATTTGGAATATAAAAATAATCAAATTTATATTGATTTACCAACTTATTTGTTTCAATTATTCCTCTCTCATCATTGTCATAGTTAATTATTATCTTATTAAATCTTTTTAATAATTTATCAACTAATGATTGTTCTAGTTTATTTCCTTCACCTTGAAGTGAAATAGCATTATAACCAATTATATTATAACAAATTACATCTTTTAATGACTTTGTTAGGATTAATATATTACCAATTAATGGAAGCTGAGAATAACCCTCTATATCTGAACTGGAACCACCACTGAAAAGCCACTTATGTTTCTTATCTTTTGATAAAGGCCAATAAATCTTATATGAATATCCTGTTTCAGAATTAAATCTATATGCGAAACAAGGATTATTCTTATTATAGGAAAACGTTATTCTTTTATTACCTTTTATAAGATACACTTGTTTAGCTGAAAATACATCAAATTCTTCAAGTTTTTCTAATGAAATTCCATATTGCTGCCAATATTTGTAATCAAAAATTGTAAATGGTTGTTCTAAAATTGTAATTATAGATTTCTCTCTAGGAATATTACTAATTTTACCCTTAAATTCATCATTAGAAAGAAGAATTCTTGGTTCTAATGTAATATTACTCTTTCTAATTGAAAAATCATTACCAATAATAGTAAGAGCTTCAAAATAATTAGAATTAAACTTCTTAGCTACATAATCAAAACAAGTATATGATTCTCCATTACCAAAATCCTTATAAATTAGATTATTATATTTGGCTGTAATATAACAAGAGGGATTATTATCTTTTCTAAGTTCAGAACAAAAAGCTACTTCTAATTCTTTAAAATTATGACAATAATATCTAAATATATCATATTCTGAAATTTTTGATAGTATTTCCTCCTTAGTAATAGAATTTAAATAGGCACTATCAAAATTTAATTCCATATTATTTTGTTAAATCTATATAAAAACTATAATAAAATAAAAGCCAACCAGTTGAACATACTGCAAATTCTTTATAAATACAAATATTTATAAAAGGAAGAAAAGAGAAAAAAGTATTTCCATATACACTTTTATAAAAATTAAATTCTTTATTTTTTATTTTCATATTTATTTTATATTATCTAAATCATAAGCATTTAAAATTGAATCAACACTCCAACAATCAGGAACTTCTGTTCCATATGTTTCAAGAGCATCTAATTTTATCTTTAAGCTGGCTTTTTCCAATGCCTTTATTACATGAATTTTAGCAAATTCAATTAACATATCCCTATATTTATCATCTTGATTTTCATAATATATAAAAGAATATTTAGCTATTATATCATTTGTTGTCATATTATTATATATTATAAAAATTATTAGGCAGCAGTCATGATTTGCTTTTAACTCAAATACATTCATTTAGATCATTTGAGCACCTAATAATTTATTTTATGTTAATTGTTTTTACAATTGACTACCAAGGTAGATCATCTCCAGCTTTACTAACTGTAATTCCAACAGTTGTTTCTACTGAAGGTGCTGCTTTAATATGAACTTTAGTTGATAATTTACCTAAATCTTTAACTGGTCTTGCAAATGTAAATCCTCCAAATACAGATTTAACCCATTTAGATTTATCTTCTTCTGTTGGCATTATCTCTTCTCCTGCAATATTAATAGCAATTTCTTTACCTACCAATAATGAAGATAATTTCATATCAATATTTTCAGTGGATAAACCTGTCACTTTAGTTAATGCTATTTCTTCTGTACAATCAAAAGCCGCTTCAATTAATGTTAAAATTGCTCTTGTTGTATAAGGCATAGATCCTTCACTAATATAATATACATGAGAACATTTAGCCAAATTCTTATCTTGAACACTTATTTCAACAAAAGGTGTTTTCTTTTGAGCACTTTCTCCTTTCTTAACTTCTATTATTGTAACAATATGATTTCCAGGAGCTAAAAATGCTGGGATATTTTCATTTGTTTTTACTTCTACTGCACTACTAAAATTTAATTCCATTTTCTCTTCTTTTATATTTATTTTTATATTTTAAAATAAATTTCTACGCAGATTTACATTCCCTATAAAACTTATTAAACGGTCTAATTATTGTTATATTAGTTTAGATTTTCAAAAACTAATTCTTTATCCATATTCAATTGATTTGTAGGAACATCATCTACTAATACAAATTTAGGTTTAAAATCTCTTTTAATTTCTAAATTTAGTTCTTTAGCTATTGCTTTAATATTTGTTAATGATAATTCATATTTTTTCATTAACTCTTTTCTAGTTTTTCCTGAAGTTACATCTATTGTAAATTCTGTTTTTGATATTTGTTTCATATTATTTATTTTTATTTTAAATTTTTAATTTTTTCATAATCAAAATACTTCAAATAATTATCAATCATAAAGTGACAATTAGTAGTTCCACCAACAGAATATTCTAACTTCATAGCATTATCCATTGCTTTTCCTGCTGCTATTGCTTTATTTCTTAATTTATCTAAAGAATTTTGATATAATGTTTCTGCTTTTTCTTTATAAGAAATCATTATCTTATTTACACTAATAATAACTTTTTATTTATTGTTTTTTCATTATCTCCAAGAAACTCACCATTTATATCAAAATATTTAATCACTCCATCAGAATATTTTAAACTATATTCTCCATCTTGATAAACGTATTTAGTTATAGGTTCCATTGTTAAAATAATTCTTTCTGTAATTCCTTAGCTAATTTTAATTCTCTTTCTTTTAAATCTTTAGTATCAATTGCTTCTAAAATTAATTTAAGATTAAAAGGTTTTTCACCCTTTGCTGTTTGAATTTTTAATTCTTGTTCAGCTATTGATTGTTCAATATTAATTACTTCTTTCTCTAAATCTTTTTCAGCTTTTCTAGCCTCAAAAGGAGCTTTAATTGCATCTAAAGCATCTTTACCTAACTTAATCAGGTCTATATATTTTTTCTTAACTTCTGTTGATAATTCACTCATAGTAATAATAATTTTTTATTTAATTTATTTTCTTGTTTAATTGGACTCTCTAATTTATATGGACTTATTGGACCATATTGGCTTCTATCAAATTCTCTAAATGGATCAGAACTCATACTAATCTGATTTCTATCATTAATATTACTATCATCTTCTACACAAATAGACACTATATAAACTCTACCATTAGAAATTAGATTATTAGTCATTAAATCTTGATATTTTCTTCTTAAATCATAATTTGTTTGAGGACTTATTCTATATCTTATACCTGTCTGATATTCTTGTATAAAATAACCATTACTAGTACTTGTTACAACATTTAAAAAATCTAATAGATTAATATTAATTACTTTCATATTAGTACAATGCATTAGTCAATATATATTTTAGACCAGAATGTTTCTGAATAATCTTTTTTCTCATTACTCCATTCTCCAATCATTAAATCCTGACCAGTAAGATGTTTACTTCTACTACCTTCAGCTACAGCTTCTCCAGCTTTAAAACTTAAATATGTATTACCATCAGATCCTCTATGCAAATAAGCAATTGTGTCTACAAATGAAGTTGTTATTGACTTGAGCTTGCCTGTTAAATCAATATCTCTACCAACAACCTGATCTCCATTTTTACTTTCAATTAATTTATCCTTAATATGAGCTAAAAATATTTTTCTACATTTTAGAGCTTTCATTCTAAGAAACCATTTTTGATAAGACTCTCTACTCCATCTATAACCATAACCTTGACCTAAACTATGAACAGATTCAAATCCTTCTTTTCCTGGAGGAAATTTAGCTCCTAATTTATCTTGTGGTGCTAATCCTCTATCAATATGTTCTTGTAGCACTCTATTAAATGATTTACCTTGACTACTATTCATATAATTTAATGTACCTTCAATCTCACACCATTCTTCTAATCTAGTCATTGTATCAAATGCAAGATATTTATATGGATTTTCTTTCTCAAGCCAAGTTAATAATTCATCTAATTCCTTTAAATTATTAACATTATGAACATATCCATTAACATAATTAGCTCCACCTTCCAATTCTATAATTCCACAATCCTCAATTCTACTAACTAAATCAGTTTTACCCATTTTAGGTTTAGAATAAATTAGAATTTCATTAGGAGATTGTAAACTAACTAATGTTTTTTCTTTCTTAAATGCCATTTTATCCTTTTATTTCTTTTTTAATTTCATTTACAAATTTTAACAAATCTTTAGCAAATTTCTCCAATTGTTTTAAATTTAAATTATAATCCAATGACAATTGAATGTCATCTTCTTGTAAATCATAAGTTAAATAAACCTCTGTAGGTTCTTCTATTGGAATATCTGAATTAATAAAGATTGTTTCATTATAATATATTTGTTTTTCCATTTATAATTTTTCTATTATTTTATATTTCCATTTAAATTCTTTATATGAAGCTCTAATACCCCTTAAACATCTTGATATAGAAGTTTCTAATCCATTAATATTAATGGCAGCACTAGTTATAGATTCATGTTCTCTAATAAAATTATTATTTAAATCTAATTGTATTATAGTCTTCTTTCTAGTATTTTCATAAGTTCTAGGTTTTCCTACAAAAGTATCTTTAAAAATTAAAGGAATTTCATTATTGATTTTAAATTTCCACTTAAATCCTTGACTTTTACTTCTATTGTTATTACAACAAGCACTAATACCAGAAGGATCAAATCCTAACTTACCAAGTTCTAAAGTAGTTCTCCACTCTTTAATAAACATATTATCTAAGCCGTATTGTAAAACAGGTTTATTATTAGTCATAATTTGACTTTTTCTAGCCTCTTTTAAACTGTTTTTATGCTCTTCTGTAAAATGACCACCAAAAGCATAATGATTTTCACCAGTATTTGATTCTTTCAATTTTCTTTTATGTTCTTCACTAATAGTTCTTCCAATAAAAGGTCTATCTGCAATTTCACATAAATTATAACCAAATCGACGATCATAACAATATGTTAAATCAATCCATTTTTGTTCATAAAAGATTAAATCTTCTATATTTTTGACATATTGTATAACTTCAAAAATAAATACTCCTCTCTTATGTTTATTATAAGAATTTTGCAAATATTTATTTGTGTGTCTATTATGTTTTAAATTAGAAAAATGTTGTGTCTTTCTTTTAGAGAGATTTTGTGCAGAACCTATATAAATTTTAGAATTATTTATATTAGTTATTCGATATATTCCAGCTTGTTTCATAATTGTAAAGTTACAAAATAAATTTGTATTTTACAACTTATTTATACCCTAAATTCACTATCTCCAAGCTCTCTAAAATAATTACACTCACCTTGAAAAAATAAATCTAAATTAATATTTCCTCCACCTCTTCTATTAAAAATAATACAAAGTTCTCTATAGTTATCTTTTAATTTTTCT